TCACCTATACTATTGACTTCGACAAGTCCTATAGCTTTATGTTGGTTAAGTATTGTTATAAGTTCATCGATAATCACCCTCCACTCCCTTTTATTTGTTCTATATACATCTATTACATTACCAGTTGCATCTATACATGTTATTACCGTATAATCTTCATGTCGTCCTAAGTCGATACCTGCGTATATTTGTCCTTGTTTTTGTGGGTATTTTTCAAAACTATTTAAGTCCAAATTTGTAAACACCTCACCCCCACCATCTAAAAACTCAGCTAGATATTCCTGTCTATATATATTGTCAGGTAAAGTTTTTTTTGCATCGACTAACTCTTTAGGGTTTATATACGGGGTATCATAACTACTTCCCTGATAACTTTTATAATCATTATAGTCTGCACTTAGTCCTAAATTATATAATTCATAAAACCAGTTTTTACCTTTCGGGGTGGATAAAAACAAAACCTTTTTACCCCTCACGGCTAAGGTGGGTCTTACGGCTTCAGTCCACGCTTCCCCCTTCATAAATGCAGCTTCATCTAATATTGCATAATCAAAAGTATAGCCCCTTATATTGTCGTATCGTTCTGCACTCCTAAAATAAATCTCAGTCCCGTTGGTTAACTCAATATAGTTATCACTATGGTTGCAGGTTTTTATTATACCTGACTGACTAATCGCTTTTTCTAATTCTTTTTGTACTTTACTAGTCTGCGAATATACAGGTGCACACCATAAGATTTTACAGGGGGGGTTATTTATCCCCCAATATAATAATAAGTTCATACCCATTAAACTTTTTCCGAACTGACGACCGACTGATATTATATGATATTTTTCATCTCCGTCAATTATATTATCTATAATTTTGCGTTGTTTACTATGAGGGTTAAACCCCTGTAGATTAATCGTCTCCATCTTTACTTTCTCCAAAATCAAATTTATAGTCCGTTGAATGTTCTATTTGTTGTTTTTCTATATACCCCCTGTTTTTACCCTTAGTCTTTAAATAAAAAATAGTAGCTGCAGTATTATTAGATTTTATTTGTTCTAATAATTTAGTCTCAGCAAAATCCAAACTTACGTTCTCAATATCTTTGACGGCTTTTTTAAAGGTTTCGTCCTCATTATAATATCTGTAAAAAGTCCCCCTATCTACCCCCACTATTTTACATGCAGTTGTGACTATACCTAAAGATTTTTCTAATGCATCTAATAAAGCCTTTTTAGTCTGTTGCTTTTTGTTGGTTTTCATACTATTAAATATTTATTTTTAATTCTTCGCACATTTTACGGGCTTTCTTATCTAAGGGGTATAAAAATTTATACTTACCTGGCTTGTTCCTTTTTTTTAATTTACTTTTATCTATATTACTAACCATACGCGCGTGCGTCCATTTACCCTTATAAAAATAATCTAATCCTGAACTATCTGTTTCTTCGACTAAATACCAGTTCGTAGCTTTATATATAGTCCCCTGATGTCCCTGTCCTTTATCTGCATAACTGACTAGTAACTTTAAATTCGGTACATCTTTTTTTATTTGTTTTAGTGTTAACCCTAAAGCTTGACTAGTATACTCTTGTTTACCATTTAAACACATACGGGTTAGTTCCATAACTTCACCATTATTATAATTATAATTAGAAGCGATATGCGGGTTAGCCCCAAATGCATATAATATACACCCGCACCATTCATCATCATTATTATATATATTATACCCTAATTGATATGTACCAGGACTACCGGTATAATGGTATTGTTTACATGCATAAGTTAAAGCTTTTTTGTTAGCTTTTGTTATCCTCATAATTCACCCCCGTTGACTTTTATTTTAATATCAAAATCAGTAGTAGTATTTTTTATATGTTCGTATACCTCATTATGTACCTTGATATCAGTACTAGTTATCGTAATACTAAAAGGGTTATTTTTATATTCACTATCTAAATCACTTTCATCAAAACTATCTATATCATCTATATTATTAGTAAACCCCCAATCATCTAATTCAGTTAAATCCCACTCTTCATTTATTACTCCCCAGTCCCACTCTCCATAACTTAAGTTATCTTTAATAATAAATTCCCTTTTTTGTTTTTGTGTTAACCCCTCTATTTTTTTAACTGGTATTTCATCTATACCTAATTTATGTAAAGCCTTTAAACGCATATTACCCCCTAGTACTACATTGTCTTCATCTATTACTAATGGACGGAGTTCTAACATCTGCGGAAAATCTTTTATGGACTGAATTAGTTTTTTAAACATATAGTCACTTATATTACGGGGGTTTTCCTGATTAAACTTTATTTCTTTTATATTCATTTTTTAAAAATATTTTTTCTTTAGTTCTAATATTATGTTCCAGTCACATATACCACACTTCCCCCTACTTTTATTTGTATCATATATTGCATTATACGCTTTATATACATTATTAATAAATTCATTGCTCTTTTTTCCTGAGTTCATAAATTGCACTCTGTTATCTTTTACCCACTTAGTCCATACTTCTTTTTCTGACGGAGTTTCAGTGGGTGTAGGCACACTTTCTTTCTTTTTAGATGGTCTACCCCTTTTTTTTAATTTAATGTCCTTATTGTCGTGATAATTAATATCTTCGTTTTTTTCCATATCCTTTTAATAATTTTGTTGTAAATATTTTTAATGGTAATTGATTATATGTTATATTTGTATCTCTACCTTTTATTTTTTGTATTACTATTTTTGTTGCGTTATCAAATTGCCTTCGATATGTCGACCTTGATACTTTTAAACAACGGGCAACCTCTGCAAAATTCATATCATTACTATACCATAACATTATTGTAAAAGCTGCATTTTTTTCTTTTATGTTATCTGATAACAATAATTCTTCAATAATATCTAAATTTAAATTAATTAATTTATCTAACTCGATATTATATTCGTTGGTATCACTTATACTCTCCCACCATTCGTCCTTTAAATATCTTTCGTTATTTTTTATTTGTTTTTTATATTTTTTATAAAAAGGACTACTAGTACTTTTGTACTGGTTTAAAGCCATACGGATAATATAAAATTTAGCTACACCATCATCTACTACTTTTTGTGCTACAGGTTTTTGTATAAATTCTAATAATAGTTCATGTAATAAATCATCTACTAAGTGTTGTTCGTCCTTCATTATATTTTTTAAAGTATCTCTAAGGTCTTTGTAGTTTTTATTTATCCATGTATTTAACTCCATGTTATTTTATGAATGCAATTATGTATTGTTGTTTCATGCACACCATATTCAATACTTAAGTTTTTCATAGTAATATTTGTATCCATATATTTTTTTCTAATTTCTTTACAAATATCCATACTTAATTTACAATACTCTCTTTTTCTAATGTTTTCCGTATGCGTTATCATTTCTAAGTTTTCCAACCTGTTATCAGTTTTATCACTATTAATATGATTAATCTGCATACCCTCTGGTATATCCCCCTTGTGACAAATCCATACATATCTATGCACGTACATAGGTGTTGTTTTACCACTATCATAAATTTTAAATTGTTTATACCCGTCAGTGTGTGTATAAGGTTTTAATACTTTTCCGTTTGCATTGATGATTTTACCATCTTTAGTTGCCCGATATTCCATGTTTTTTTGTTAATAAGTTTATTATATAATATAAATACTTTGTAATTTAAAAAAAGACTGGTTAACCATAAATTTTTTTATATTTATGATTAATAATACTTGTTGCCCGACAAATATTGTTTTTAAGGAAAAATTAAGGTAGCTGTAGTGGCTACCTTTTTTTTTATCAACTATTTAGTTTTTTTGTTAATAAGTATATATTTATATATACGAGTGGGGCAATAAGTATAGTGACAACACCTTTCTTATTCCATGAACGATAGTTAAATATAGCGCCCTTAGCGGTTGGAGACTAAAGTTGTAATAGCCTAATTGGAACAGATAAATTATACTAACATAAAGGTATGTTGGTTCTTTGCCTACTTTCTTTACAACACCTTTTTATTCCCGATAATTATATTATATCTCTATCATAATCTTTAATT